GTCATGATCAAACCACAAGATCCAGTCACCAACAGCATCTTCCATGGAGGTATTCCTGGCTTCATCAAATCCAGTTTCCAAAGGAGACTCAATAGACTTCATCGAGACAACTGGCCATAGCGCGCGCGAGCTCATAAAGGCGTCCACGATGCTCTCAGTGTCGTCTGTGGTGTTTTCATCGATAGACACTATTAACTCATCAAGGTATCCTTCAATACTCCTTAGAGCCTTCCCTACGCTATGCTCACCATCCTTCACAATCATACATAATGAAACAGTTTGCTTAGGCATCCACTCTCTGAGCTTCCTCTCATAGTCAATTGGCATACAGATATGAGTTCCCTCTGAATCTCTAAAGGATGTGATGTACTGACCAATCGATTGACCTGAAGGATTCGTTCCACAAGGTGTCGCTTTATTATCAAACTCGCTATGACTATAAAACATGTCATATATGTCTGCTCTCTCAAAATGATGCAGATGGAAACGAGTTGGATGATCCTTCTGATACGACATCTCTTCCCAGGGTCCATACGGAGTAGTGAGAATCCACTTTGCAATTCCAGTTGTCAGTTCTCGAAGCTCTTGCATAAGTAGCTGTGGATCTCGAACATGTTCCAGGACTTCTGCTGCAATGATTGCATCAGCTAGTGGATATTCGGGTATATCTCCCACATCACTTCTTTGTCTTTCAGCATACTCGACTGCAGTTCCACAGTACCAAGAGATGTTCTCAACTTTGTCATCTCCGGCCCATTTAGTTGCTTCTTGAATTGCTCTGGAAGAGATGTCGATTCCAGTAAAATGGATTTCAGGGAATCTCTTTGCAAGTCCAATCGTGATGTGGCCATGTGCGCAACCATAGTCGATAACTTCTGAACCGGATTCCAGATCATCGAGATAGCTAGATATGATTTCAAAGCGCGGACGACCCTCCACGACTTCACGCCCCACTCGTTGGAAGTCTCCGTCGTAGAAGGCGTCTGTTCCTTTTTGATAGTGTGCATCGAATGCCTCCTTACTATCTGTGAATTTATAAAGCTCAAGCTCTTCCAAACATCTATCGAAGATAGGATTATTGGGCTTTACTTCAAGCGAGTCAATATACTTTTCAACAGCAATGATATCGCTATTACGAATGAGATCTCGAACCATGGTAGTTGGGTTCTGAGTTTTATCAAATGCATCCTGGATGATTGCCAAGACTTGATTTGTTGTTTCTTCCCATGTGTACTTCTTAGCAGCTGCGTATTGAAGCTCAACCTGACGCTTGTAATGATTAGACGTTACGTCTACCTTAGAAATCTTGTCGGCGAACTTCTTAACATTGATATTGTCGCCATCGTTATTGATGAAGTCAACACCAGCTCCCTTACATGTTTCAGGAAGCGCAGCAAACTTAGATGCTACTACAGGAAGTCCTGCATTCATAGCTTCCATTACAGTAATACAACTCACTTCCTCGAACGTGGTTGGATATACTAGCAGATGACTATGCTTCTGAACTTGTGCCAACTGATTCTTTGGAAGGAATCCTAAGTTGGTACAGTTTGGAAGCTCCTCTATGCGCGCGTACAGACCATCATAATAATCCTGCATCGCGGGAACATCATGCTTATATCCACATACGTGGAGTCTAGCATCCGGACGTTTCTCAAGAAGCTGCTCCATAATACCGTTAGTAGACACCAGTGCCTCCAGACCACGCTCAGGACGACTCTGATATAGTAGCACTAAGCCCTCTTCGCTAAACTTCTCTGGAAGCTCCTCAGTATTATTCTTATAGAGCGCTCTATCAACACCATTTGTGATAGGTGTGATGATATCATCTTCCAGTTTCCAATCTTCCATGATCTGATCTTTATGGAATTGACTGACCGTCATTACTTGATCAACATTCCACATAGTAGACATAATAACTGGAGCATTTCTGATAAGCCCGATGTCATGTAACCAAAGGAGATTGACCTTGCTCGCAAACTTGTGCTGAAATGATGCCGGATGTCTCTGAATAATATTGACATCATGAGGTGTTTGAGAACAATAGAAATGAAAACGATTCCCCTGTGGAAACTCATTAGTAGCTTCACCAGTGAAAAAGTATTTCACTCCATCCCACTCTCCTTCTTCTAGCGTATTTGTGAACATAGTTACTCGATGTCCACGTTTAGCTAGATCTTTTGCAAGGTAATAGGCAGCAGATTCGCTACCTCCCAGAGAACCTGTCTTGATAGTTTCACCGTTAAAGGGTATACCACCGCATTGCAGTACGATAAACATAGTCGTTATTCTCCTACTTCTTGGTTGGTTTCGGTTTCGGAACTTCTTTCTTTTCCGGTACGAGCTTCGGTTTTTGCTTCCGAGTCGGATCGTTGATTGTCTTTACTAAGGCCACGTTGATTCTCCTTCCACTGTTGACTTTCACTGAACCTCTTCTGAGGTCCCCTATAAAGCTTTGGTCTTCCTACTAGCGCCATGGTAGAAACGGGAGGGAACTTATGCTCCCTCCCATCCTCCTACTAGGTTGAGCTATTGACGGCAGTCAACAGGAACCCGTACTGAGCACCTGTAATAACTTCGTCTTGGTAATAGCCAACTTCGATCTCTTCCGACTTGGTCTTCGGATCGAACGGATGCCTCTCGGCATTCATGCCTGGGATACCCGGTGCATTCCAACGGAAGGAATACATGAACGACGGATTTTCTGTCGTTGGGTTCGGCTGAATGTACGCCAGAAGAACATGGTCAAGCCAGATCTTCGACAGCGACTCGGCTTGCGCCTCATTAGCCGTATCCTTGAACGCACCGCCAATCAACAGTCTGTCAATCTCAAAGAGATTAGCAAACGCTGCTCGACTTGCGAAGCCACCGCCATTGTCAGCACCAAAGATAATATTCTTGATGTCTGTCGAACGACGTGCAGAACGCCACGCATCCAATCCCATGACGATCGTGTTCGGACGTTTACCTGTCAGATCATGACAAGAGTCCAGAGCACCATTGACATCAGCGATGATATCAGCATTTCCAGCGCTCCATTCCGAACCCACAGCTGCTGAGCTACCGACATTGGTAGTACTCGTGACCTGACCTGCGACACGATTTTCCCAATCAAGCTGGAGCTTACCAGTGATGAATTCTGTCCTTCCATTCATCAGTTGGTTACGATAGACTGCATCCATGTTTGCACGGTCTTCCAAGTTCAACGAATCTTTCAACGCATAGTTCTCTGCGAAGAATGTTGAGCTTGAAACACTACGTGCGATTTTGTGAGCCTCTGTTCCCGGCGCACGACGAGTATTTTCAACTCGAAGCACATCACGCCGATCAAAGATCACGTATTTATCCGACTGCTTCTGAACTGGTACGATCGGAGCGATCATATCAGCGATGAAACCGTCAGCCCTGTATCCCAATGCCACATTGGAAAGATTTTGATCTGTGTGAAGATCACGGCCTATTGCTGGGGATGGCATTATCTACTCTCCTTAGCTCAATGGACCGGACGTGGAGAAGTCAAACAAACCGAGACCGAGATCTCCGGATGCGACTGTCGCCAGTGCCTTTCCGACTGTAGCTCCATCACTGGAACCCTGGGAAACCATGAATCCTCCAGTTGTTGGAGTCATATTCACACCGGCTGTGATAGCTCCGCCTGCTAGATACTTCATAATACCTTTGTATCCAACACGAAGATTCTCACCAGTGTTAGGTTTCGACTTGATCAGACCGATCGCGGCTGCTGTAGTTGCAACTGTTCCTGCAACAAGTACAGCCTTGTGTTGATTCGCTGTTCTGAAATCAGCACCAGCGGCGATTTGATAAGACTCGTATTTATGTTCAACACTCATCGCGTCACGCCTCCATCTGAGTTGAATACGCCATTTGAATCAGCGTACGCTTTCGCAAGTTTCGGATCAGCTCTCAGCGCAATGATCTGAGCACCGGAGTACGACAAATCAGGTTGTTTAGCCTGAACTGCGAACGTTGCTTGTTCCACTTGCTTGTCGAGGGATTGATCATTCAAAGTTTCATCCTCGTCCTGGGAGAGAGTAACGGACTTCTCATTTTCCTTCGGAGCTTTATAACCGCATACTACGGTAAGAGCTTCGAGATCAATGTCCACTACCTTCTCATCATCTTTCACGCCAAATGTCATTTCGTGAACTTCGCGTTGGGCAGGGGTAATAGTCTTCTGCCGTACTGCTCCGTCCAGAATAACACTGACAGCTTCTCGTTTAGCTGAGATGGCCTTAGCGTCATCTTCCTTCTTACGGCTCGCTTCATCATCAGTGAGCTTAGCAATCTCAGCATCCTTAACTTTCAAGGATGCCTTCAATTCCTTAACTTCACTTTCAGATTCATCGATCCGCTTATTCAAGGGAGCTAATGCCTCGGCCAATGCAGCTTTCAGTTCTGCTTTGTCCATGTCTTTTTCCTTGTTTAACGGGTTAAAGTTTCCAGCGTCACTGAATACCACCAACTCTCCGTCCTCAAAAGAGGCTCGTGAAAGAGACAAATCAGCAAGATCGGCTAGGCCACTGACCGCTGGTTGATCAGCACCTAGTAAAGAAACAGCATCGAGAAACCAAGATTTGATTTCATTGCCGTCAAGTTTCGCGCCTCTCCTGGCTTCGATTGATGTTGTGCGATAACGTTTTCGGTCAATCGCATCCATAACAATCTTTGGTACATCAGAGAAGTCCGCGAATAAGTCCATTCCTTTTCTATAGACATTGTCTATCCAGCCAATGGCCGGTTGTCCGTCCGGGGCAGCAACCTTCTGATCTTTGTTGTGCCCGAATTTGAGTGGGACATGGTGCACATTTCGCAGCATAGCGAAGTTGTTCACCATATCGTCCAGATCCTTTTTTGTGAACGTAAGTCCATTCCAGGTACCTACCTTAAAGATGTGTCGTCCTTTAAGATTCATTATACGATCCTCGTGCCTTCGATTTCAAACTCGCCAGATACTGCCACGTTTGTTGTATTGATAGCAGTGACTCTCATACGAACATCAGACATAGCTGGAATTCCAATTCCATCACCACCAAACCTTTCGTGTGCGGCATCATCATTAGCAAAAGTACTGATCCACTTAGAACGCCAACCACAATCTGGTTCCTTAACTTGGAGTTCAACTGTACCTGCAACAATTACGAAAGCAGCTATACGACCACCTGAACAACTGATCTTCTTCACATTACCATTCACGCCCGCGGGCATTGTAAATAATGTCTGTTGTGTTTGTCCTTTGAGAGGAGAGATCATAGCAAGTGTTGCCGATCCAGTATGACGAGCAATAATTGCATACGAGTTCTGAAGATTCGTTTCAGATGTATTCAGAATAAACATTCGATTCATTCTATAATATGAATTTGCAAGGACAACAGGGGTAACTGCATTGAGTGTTGCTACTTCAGTTAATTCAATGCCATTAATGTCTAGTCCTTCGCATTGTATAGTATGGACACCAGAGGAATCAACCATGTCTCTAGCACCACCCAGAACTTCCGTTTGAAACGCAACTGTAGGATAAACCGTCGAAGTGCTATCGACATCTGTAATATCTTGAGCTGCATCTACATCGGCTTGATAACCGAACTTTCTTTGAAAATAATTTCTTGCGACCATGGTCTTCTCCTATCCTAATCCGTCTTTTACTTCAAGTGAATCACCTAGGATCACGGCATCCGGATCAGGTGGTGTAATATCTATATGCTCTAACACAATTGGTTTTCCAGAAGACACTTCAAAGGTAACGAAGTCCTCTTCATACAAAGTAACTCTCCTACCTGTTGCTGTTTCGAAGACAGAAAGTGCTTTGTTTTCGTCTTCGACTTCTAGTACTTCAACTTCAATCTTCATGGTGTCGGTGTCCCGAATCCCTCTTGGGGATCTAGTGTAGGATCTTTATCCTCTTTCCAAACATCATTCTCTGTCACTGCAATCAACAAAGAGCGACAATTGTAATGGTTAGGGGGTCTATATGCCTCCCAGTTAGGACTTCCCTTAGAGAATACCTTGTTATCAAGGTGTGCACAGATAGCAGTAGTACGGGAGTCTAGGATTGCTGAGTATTCCATAGCTTCAACGTAATCACCCAGGGTTGGATCAGTAAATAAATTATATCGTGCTTCGTTCAGCGCATCGAAATAGTTAGTTCTGACAATAGTGAATAATCGACTTGCTGTAATACCAGCACCTTCCAATGCTTCAAGAAGCTCAGCCTCTGTCAATGACATAGCACCAGCAGCAGTGGATGATTTGATCATTCCTTTCCTGACCAGGCTCTTATAAATGTTATCAACAATTTGTTGTGTAGTCCACGAGAACTTTAGACCATTAGTAATTGTGTTCTTGACAATCGCTTGCATTTCACCAGTTAAGTTTCCTGCCATGGTAAATGCTCTAGCATTAAAGTACGCAGCAGCATCATCTTCTAGCCTTCCCATATTAATTTGGAATTCGCCTTTACGAGAGGCAGCTATTTCGTTCTGTGCATGTTTAGTACCTAGACTCCATCCTCGTTTAAGTGTCTGGATACCTGCATTCTTAACTCTGTTCTTAGCTTCCGCATTGAACTGTAGTCTGGCAATCTTCTCATTGTTACCCCTAGACGTGCCCAGGGCTTCGTCAATAATTTGTTCGACCATAGGGGCGAGCGCGCGGGCAACCGCCATATCTAGCTTATCAACACC